CCATCACTTATCATGGGTTAGCGACTTTGTTGCATACAAGTTGCGGCCTGAGCTTAAAAAGTAAACAAAACAAGAAGACTGATTTTCAAAACCATAACACAACAACATGAACAAGGCAAAATTCACATCGGCGCAGGTAGGCGAAGTCTTGCAGCGCCTCCATAATTCGGAAATTAATTTCAAAATCGAGTTTTCGCAAGTGTTTGAAAACGGCATCGGCTTTGCCTTTGGCAATTCAACTTTCGGTTTTCGCGGTAGCGACCCGGAAAGCCTGGAATCTGCCAGCATAATTGAAACCATCGACAACATCGCTTTCAATGCCGCCGTGAAGTATCCAAATTCCGCATTTGCAGCATGGTATAACAGCCGACAAGGCAATGGCGAACCAGGCGCAAGCGAACCAATACGCGAAACAGTAAACGCATAAACTGCCATGCCAAACCTATTCGACAAATACCGATTCACATGCAACGACGGGGTGTATGACACACCCGTTTACCCACTTGTGTCCGGTCTGAAGCGTCGATGGGAGCAGGAATCAGACAGCCGGCTCTACCGAAAAAAGTTGGCAACGCCGCTGATATTCCGCAAGGAAAGCTTTGTGTACTTTAAAGACATCCGCGACGCCGGAACATGCACCGATGTAATACTAACAATCGAACGGTATTGCAATGGTGTATGGGCATCGTGGTTTGTGGGTAAAATTCCGGTATTTGAAGGAAAGTATAACTATTCGCGCTGCGAGGTTGAATTTGATAACATACCGCCAACTGACGCTTTTGAGTGCTTCAGCCAAAGCCTAAACCGTTCGTTTAACTGGTTGGACTACGGCACCGGCGTTGACATGAACCTTATTATTGGCACTATCGAAGTGATAACGTGCTTCACCACTACCAACCCGCCAACGAACAGCAACAGTGTGTTGTGGTTCTACAAGGGTTGTTGGGGAACCGGGTTTGTAACCAGCTCAACGCCGGATGTTTCTTTAGCCTGGCGTCCAATTGTTCACCAGCAGCATTTCGATTCCGGCGGCGTGTCTGCAATAACTACCAAGTGGGCGAGGGAACGCATTTCTTCAGGCTCGCCACCCGTTGGTGATGGATGGATCAGCATCGGAGGCGGCGTGTATGTTCGCCCGGTTGTGTACGGTATTGTCACGGAAGTTATTTTCACAGAACCGCTTTTTAAGGAACGGAACTGGACAGCGCACATGCTGAACCCTAAGTTCCTGACAAACGCCCGATACCTTGAAAGTACGTTGACCAACATTGTAAACGATCTGGCGTGTGATATTGACGAAATACAAAGCGACTTTTTCAACATCAACCCGCCCGCTGATTCGCCTACAAATGACGCATACGACTACGCAGCGGCTAACTTCGACAATGTAATGTTACTCGAAAAGTCGGACGTTGTACGGGGAAACGCCACGGAAGATGCCACGCGGCTTGATATGACGCTCAAAACATTTTTTGAGAGCATCCTAAACAGCCTAAACGTGTATTACGCGGTGATTGACAACGGCAGTACCCGCATTTTGCGCCTGGAGCATTACACTTGGTTCAACAATCAAAACGGCCTTGATTTAACGCTCCTTGATGGCGGCAAATACATTGTCGGGCTTGAATCATTTGAGGCATCCGAACAAGTACCAGCATGGGAACAGTTTAGCTATCAGGAATCTTTCAGAGCGCCGTTTTTGACGCAAAGAATAAACTACCCGGCGGCATGTGCTACACAGCCGGGCATTGACAAAGGACTGAACTTTATGTGTGCCGACATCGGCGGGCTGTCTGAAAACCCGGACGCCGGGCTGGACGGCTTTGTGCTTGCCTGCACTCATAACAACTTTGGTTCACCACTGCTTAACACGCTTGGCGCTGAGGCAAACGGCGCAATGGCATGGGACAAAATAATACCCGCCCTGTGGGCAGATGGCCGCGCAAGAACAGACGCCACGGCGACAGTAAGCGGGTACACGGTTAACAGCGTTCGCCGACGTAGGCAGCAAGCCCGCGTAACTGCTAAATGGTGCTGTGAAGATTTTACCCCGTCGGAATTGGTACAAACCCAACTTGGTTGGGGAGAAGTAAAAGACGCTGAGGAAGACACGGAACGCGCCACACTCACACTTACACTGCTGCACGAATGACACCGTTCAACCCTGGCAATCTATTGCCGTTCAGAACCGACCGCCGCTTTTTGCGCCATAAACAGGCTGGCACCAACCGCCACCCGTTCGGGCTTCGCTGCCCGGCGGCAAGGCTTATGCCGTTTCAGCTTTACATCGCGGGCGGGGCGAGTGCTGTTACATGGAAATTGGTAGACCCGGCAGACGATACAGGGGCAACGTTTACCGCCATGACGGCGGGCGATTTGACAATCAAAGACGACACAGACGGCAATTCCTGGGTGACATGGGGCGGGCATACCAATATCACTACGGCGATAGCCTGCGGGTATTGGGAAATATGGGTTACCGTGGACGGTACGACGTATTACAGCGAGTGCATACACACCTACCCAACAACAGAACCGGCCCCTATTTGGCGTTTCCGATTCAATAACGACACGGACAAAGGGCAAGTGCTTTACCAGGTTGCAGGCGGGCCGTTTGCTTATTCGCACTTCCTTTATCCTACGTTTTTCGCGCTTGACCGCCCGGGAACAGACAGGGAATTAGACATCAGGGTTGACGGCAACGGTAACGAAACAACGCGATTCAGTCGCACGGTATCGCGGTTTAAAATGGAGGTTGCGGATTTGCCGGACTACGTGCTGCCGTTCCTTGCAAAGTGCGGGGACTTAACCCTGATTGTGTTTGAAACAGTAGTGGGCGATAGTGCGCAGATAATTACAAACGTGGTATTTGAATCGCGGGCGCAAGGCACCGGGTTAAATGTCGGTATTTTCAAATTTGACGCCGAAACAGAGGCTTTCGCCGGGTGTCAGGAAAATTTTGAGTTAGCATAATGGCACTCGAACGCATAATCGAACGCATACGGCAGATTAAAGCCGACATAACGAACAACCGTGAAGCGGACGCTTTGAGGATTGCCTTTGATTTGTCGGCTTTGATAAAACTGCGTATCCAAACGAGCGGGCAAAATGCCGACGGTAGCGCATTTGCGCCATACGTGCCACCATACGCCAAAAGCCGGGCAAAAGCCGGCTATCAGGTCGGATTTGTGGACTACACCCGAACCGGGCGCATGTTCGCCGCTGTACGGCCACGTGTGGAAAGTAGTAATGTATTTTCGGCAACTGTGGTGATCGAAGGGGGCGACCAAAGAAGCAAAGACATTATCGCCGGGGCGGTGAAAAAGCGCGGCAACATCCTACGGGCGTCTGCCGAAGAAATTGCCCTGGCAAAACAGGCCAACCGTGAACGCGTACAAAGCTACTTCCGACTATGATTTCAGTCATTGCAGACGTATTAAAAAATAAGCTCGACAATCTGGAATGGATTGAGCGGTTCGGCGGCTTGGTTTCCAACGCCACGCGCCCGGTACTCAAACAGGGCGCCGACGGTGTGCAGGTCGTAACGGGTTATCAAACATACCCTGTTGCCTGCGGTGTGAATCTGGAGAACTGCTGGGAAAATGGCCGATTCAAACATTTTGAGCCAGACAGCACAAAGTCTGCAATCGCGTTTTTTGTAGACAACGGAGGTGTTCAGTTGCGGGAAAACTTCGGACCAAAGTTGGCCTGGCTGAAATTCGAGTTTGATCTAAAGTTTTTGATGTGGTTGAATAACAAGCGCCTTGGCGAGGCAATCACGGCGGGCAACTGCTTGCCAGCGGGCAGGATTGCGCCGTATGTAGTTGCTCAACTGTTTGGCACCCACACGGCAGCAGGTGTTTTTGGTGGAGACATTGAAGAAGAAATATTTGGGCAAATTGAGGTTACGGGCGTCCGCGAACTTCGGAAGAATCCCGGCATGTTTGAGCCGTTCAGCTTTGCCAGCGATGGAGACAAGCGCGGGTTGTTTATTGACCCTTACGACTACTTCGGATTGCAGTTGACCGGCTCGTTTGTGATTAATAAAAACTGCTTGCCGGACTTTGGCGCTGATTGGGAACCAGCTACCGGGTGCGGAACCTGGCAAAGCGCGTTTTGTACGCGGGTGTTTAATTGCCTTGATAGCTTACCGGAGTTCGATAGTGAGGAAGCGGCATTGATTGGCGGCACTGCTGATGAGCAGGGGAATATTTGGTACATAACTGCTCAGAACCATAAAACACTACCCGGTGGAATACCAAAAATCGCAACAGGATGAACGTAACACTTTGCATGAAATTTCTTGCCTGCCTTGCAGATTTGCCAGAGTTCGACACGGATGAACAAGGCGCGGTAGGCGGCATACTTAGCCCGTCAGGGGTTTACAGGTGGTATAAAACATCTGAGTTCCACACATCTGGAATCGGTGGCATACCTAAACGAGTTTTGGCAGCATGACACCACTATTTATCGGCCTTTGGGCTTGGCTTTTTTGCGGCCCGCTATCGGAGCCGGGGCAAATATTCGGATGGCTTTCTAACCTGCTTTACACGCGGGTAAAAGTAAAAAGCCCGCTTAATGAGCAGTTGTCAGAGATGCTTTACAATGTCCTGATTAACTGCCCAAAGTGCCACGCCGGGCAAATTTCTTTTTGGTGGCAGGTGATCGAATGGCACCGGACGGGCTGGTTTTCAATCCCGTTCGTGCTGTGTTCGATTTTCGCCGCCATTTGCTTTACCGACCTTTCAGAATTAATTGAAAAATGGAAACACCAATAAAGGAAATCGTATCGCTCGAACGCGATAACAACGGGAATTTAGCCTACACGCCGTTTATGGCAAATGGCAGGCTTTACCGATTCATTAAGCCGGGGAGCCCGATAGGTATTGACAAGTGGACGGTGTACGGGCAAATGAAAGTAGTTGCCGGATCAGGCAAAACATTCTCCGACCTGGTGGCGTACTTCCGTGGACATAAAAAGCTGTTGGGGGCTGACAAGCCGTTTGCAGAGATCAGAACGGAGGCGATTATCGCCACGGATTCAATGGAAAAAGGCATCTTGGAAATGTCCAAAGCCCGCTACGATCAGGCATTTTTCCTTTGCTCGATCTTCATCTACCGCGACGGCACCGACCCGTACGCATGGGACGTAGAGACAGCAACCGAAATGATTGCCGATTGGGCAGAGGAAAGGATCAGCGAAAACGATCTGTTTTTTTTTGCAATGCTATTGACGCCCGGATTGATGCAGACACTAAGCGAGTTACGACAGGAAGCGGAAAAGCAAACGGCAGAATCGTTGGGCGATATTGGCTAAATGATGAACGCAAAGCGCAGTTGTACGCGGAAAAGTCAGACGAAGACCTGCGGCACTCCATCGAGTTCATAATGCGAATTAAGCCGTACACGGAGCAGGATTTGAAGCGAAAAGACTACTTGACGTTCATACGAATATTGAAGGAAAGCGAGGCGCAGGAAGCGCAGGCAGTGGCAAGGCTGGAAGAACAAAGCAAATAAACACAACACTATGGCAGCAGACGAAAATGTTTTTAAAGCAATTTTCGATGACACGGACGCAATTCGGTTCCTGGATAACATCGAAAAGAAAGTGCAGTCTTTGGGTAACGAAGCCGAAGACATGGGCAAGGCGTTTTCTGATTCGTTTAGCGACATCCGGGCGGCTGCCAACGGTGCAGGCGCTTCGCTTGGTTCAGCGTTCAATATCGGCGCTGCGCAGGGGCTTACAGACGCGCTAAAACTACTGCAAAAAGAATATGATGATTTAAAAACCAGTTCGGCAACGCTGAAAAATGCGCTAAAAGGCGCAACAGACCCAACGCTGGTTAAATTGTATGCCCGTGGTATCGCTGACCTTGAAAAAGGTATGGTTGACCTTGAAAAAGCGGGCAAGGCAGCCGGTGTAAACCTGAAAGAAGTAAATAAGCAGGCCGGAACGGGCAAACAGGTATTTGAAGGGCTGTTTGGGCAGATAACAAAGGCGGGTTTGCTGGTTGGTGCTATTCAAGGCGTTGTAACACTCACCAAGTACGCGGTTAATCTATCGCAAGAGCTTACACGCGCCCAAAAAACTTTTGAAGCGTTCACCGGAAGCGCCGCTGAGGCTGACAAGATTGTACAGGCGCTTGTTGCAACCGGGCAAAAGAATTTCATACCAACCGATCAGATTTTACAGGCAGGCAAAGCCTTGCTTGCCTTCGGAGAAAACGCGGACAATTTGCCCGACGTGTTGACGCGGATTGCAAATGTGAGCGCCGCCACCGGCAAGGACTTCAACGAACTAACAACCATCTACGGCAAGGCCCGCGCTGCCGGGGTGTTGTACGCTGAAGACATCAACCAATTGGTTGATGCCGGCATTCCAATCATTCAGGAATTTGCAAAGCAGTTGGGCGTGTCGAACGATCAGGTAAAAAAGCTGGCAAGCGAGGGCAAGATCGGCTTTGAAGAACTGCAATTGGCCATGTTCAACCTGACTGCTGAAGGCGGAAAGTTTGCTGATCAGACGCAGATTCAAAGTGATTCAATCAGCGGTTCATGGAGCCGCCTTGTTGCCGTTGTGCAGCCCGCAATTACCGCCATTGGCAGTGTTGTATCCGATGTTATCAAAGGCATTTTAGACGGCTTTACTGCCGTAGCTGAATTTATCGGCGGCATATTTTCCGACAAACCAAAGATCGAAGTTGACTACACCGGGCGCGATGCATACGAAAAGGCAAAGGATGATCTATTCGAGCGCGAACGCTTGGAGAAAGAAGCCGAAAAGGCCCGCGCAGAGCGCAACAAAAAAGCCGCAGGCGACGCCGCCAAAGCAGCCCGCGATTTGGAGGCGTTGCGTATTTCTGCCATGCAGGAAGGGACTGAAAAGCAGATTGCGCAGGAAAATTTCAGGTTTAACGAACTGGTTAAGCAATTGAAAAAACACCACCTATCAACGGAAGATGCCGAAATACAACATCAAAAAAACCTTACCGAGATAACCTACAATGCAGCGGTGAAGTTGGCCGATGATCTGGCAAAGTTGGAGGAACTACGCCGTGGCGAAAGCGAATTTGAGAAAGACAAGGCGAAGCGCACTAAGGAAGAAAACGAGAAGATTTTAAAACAGCGCACCGAAAATATTGAGGCAATCCGCGACCTTGAAAACAAAAGCACGGATGTTCAGGAAGAACAATTCAAGGCCTTTATCAACCTTCTTGCCGCGCAAGGCGCAGACGAACGCCTGATTGCTGAAAAGCAATTCGAGTTCGATCAACTGGTTAAAGGTAAGCGCCTTGAAACGGAATTGCAATTCCAGGAATCGCTACTCGCGCTCACATCCGAAGGTGATACCAAGCAGATAGAGGCCATAAAGGCAAACATTGAGCTTGTAAAGGCGCAAATTGCCACGCTTGGCACTGAATCGCTAAAGCCGGGCGACAAGGCCGGGCAAAATAGCATTTGGTCACTGTTCGGAGCCGATGACAAAGACGGGAAAGAGCGGTTCGACGAATCAATCAACATCATACTTGATGGGCTTAATAAACTGGCTGAGGCCCGTATTGCCGAAGCGGCGGCGGCTGTTGCGGCGGCTGAAACCAAAGTCGATGCAGCGCAGCAGGCGTTAGACGAAGAACTGAAACTGAAAGAAGACGGGGAGGCAGCCAACGTTGCGCTGCGCACAAAAGAACTTAATGCCGCCAAAGCCGCCCGCGATCAGGCATTGCGCGAAGAAACAAAAGCCCGCAGGGCGCAAATACTACTCGACAGCGCAACGCAGGTTTCAAGCCTGATTACCACGGCGGCAAACATTTTCAAGGGCTTTTCCTCTATCCCCCTGGTTGGGCAAATCCTGGCTGTTGCATCGGTAGCTGCTATGTTCACAGCATTTGCCGCGTCCAAAGCTGTCGCGCTCAAAGCCGTAAACGCCCCGAAACTTCGCAAAGGTGAAAAGGTAATAGGCCGCACCCACGAACAGGGCGGCGAGTTGCGCGAACTTGAACACAACGAGCAGGTGATCGGAGCGCCGGAAGCCGCCGGGAATGACGTGTTTTTCGACAACCTGCGTAAAGGCAAGTACAAGGGCTTAGACCTGGCAGCACTGGCAGAACGCCGGGGCGACTACACTAACAACCCATTGGCTGAATCAGCGTCGAGCATCCGATCAATCGAGCGCAGGCGCGAAGCAATCAGCGAACAGCAGCACTTTAAAGCATTGGAGCAATCCTATGAAAAGGTTGGAAACAGGATCGTTGATGCCATCAATAAAAAGCCCGTGGTGAAGCCGTGGAAGTCAGGCTACAAAGAGACGGTGACAACCGAAAGCGGCACCGTTACCAAGACAGTGCAACCCGAATAAAATTTTTACAGTTTTTGCAAATAATCTGTAACTTTGCATTACAAAGTAATTTGAATACCAAAGACTTTTGGTACAAAAATTGTAACGAAACTGTAATATGCGCACATTCGCCAACTTACAAGAAAAATACGACTTCCTGACAGCGGGCAAACGCCCCGGACGTGGCACTATTTGGGTCACCAATGAGGAAATGAACCGCGACTTTGACCATCAAGGCAACCCCGTGTTGTTGGAAATTCCAGAAGATCATTTCAACGCCTACCAGCAGCAAGGGTACAGCCGCTTCCATCCTGGCAAAGCCGCGCCCGCGCCGGTTGAAGCCAAAGCCGTTGCCGGTGCAAAGCCTGGCAGAAAGGCAAAGGCGCAAGAACCCGACACCGTAACCGAAAATATCCCTGACAATGTGGATACCGAAGAATAAAACAACGGGTAAAGAATACCCCGCCATCACCGACGCGGAAAAGGATGCATGGGAAGCCACCCTGGCAATCCGTGGCAAATACACTTACCGCAAGATAGCAGACCCCAAACCAATTCCGGCACCCGTCGAAGCAAAGGCGGTGGCAAAGAAAGAAACTGAAAAAAGCGACGCAGACGCATAAGTAATCTGCGGACAAAAAACAAGCACAAACTATGACTGAAGAAGTCCTCAAGGGTATTGCGTCAGCCTTAAACACGAACGCAGATGAGTTTATTGCCACTCTCAAAGACGGCGATGATTGGCTTTCAAATGAAGAAGTCGTTACGAAGGTAAGCGGACTGATTAAAGAGAAAGTCACAGCAGCTAAAACGGCTTCACGATCAGCAGGGCAAGGCGAAGAAAACGCCAAACTCGCTAAACTCGTAAAAGCCGCAGGTTTCAGCAATGAAAGCAACCTGAAAGGCGCTGAACTGCTATCTGCATTCATTTCCTGGAAGGATGAGCAAGTACCCGAACTGCCTGAAGGCAGCGACCTTGCAAAACTCACCGCTGACGATCTGGTGAAATTGCCCACCGTTAAGTCTTTGATTGATGACGCGAAGAAAACGGCAGGCCAAAGTTTCGAGGCGCTCAAAAAGCAAATCGCAGACAAGGAGGCCGAATTTGACACGTATAAAAAAACCATTGAGCGCGAACGTGCGAACGATGCTTTAGCCCGGTTCATCCCGGAAGCATTGCGCAAGGCGAATGTCATATTGAAGGTAGAAGGGGTTGAGGGTTCAGAGAAAGCTCGAACCGAAAGCGCCATTAAGTTGATAAAGCACTCGCAAAACTATGTGATTGGAGCCGATGGCAACCCGGTTTTTGTTGACGAGAACGGTGATCCGCTCAAAGACGAATTTGGCAAGCCGATTGACCCGCAAGACGTAGTGGCCTCTATTGTTAAGCCAATTTTCGGGGTTTCCACACAGAACCCGGCAAACGGAGGCGGCAACCCGCCTATCAGCAATGGCAAGCCCGGAGAGCAAGCGCCGCCCAAGATGTTCCGCACTCAACAAGACTTCAATCAGTATATGATGACCGAAACCGACAATACAAAAAAATTGGCGGCTGTACAGTCCTGGCAATATCACGAAAAAGCTGCTGGCAATTAGGCCAGTCTGAACGCTTTAGGCTGGCTACCTAACTTGAAAAACTCTTTCAACAATGGCAGCCGGTGATTTCACCAATTCCGCGCTACAAGTAGCGCAAGTCAAACTGATGGAGATGTTCGCGTCTCCAAACATTTCCCAAACCGAGCTCAGCATCGGTTCCGCAATTTCCGCCCGTGCATTGCTGATGAAGCAACGCGCCCGTACTGTTCCCCGCCTTGTCGGTGACAAATGCGTAGGCGTTGAAGCCTGGTACATCCGGCCACACGCCGAAGGCACCGCCGACACGACCGCACCAAGCACATGCGCCACCCCTTGTGGTGATGAAGCTGAAACGCTGAAAGGCACCTACGATACCGAAGTTCTTGCCCGCTCACAAGCGAAGGTTGAAGACAATCGCTGTGATAACCTTATTACATTCGGCGAAGAACTGGCAGCGCAGCAGCAGCACATGATGGCCAAAATGCGCCAAGACCTGAACAAGTTGATCGTTATCACACGGGTAGCGGCAGCCTCACAGGCCAATCTTGACACGTTCATCGACCCTACATGGGACTATACGACCAATACCCCGCGTATTGTCGTGCCTGAAACAGATTTCACCTATGAAAAATTCAACGAGTTCGGCATCGTAGCCTCTAACAACAATTTTTCAGACGTTGTTTGGCTGTCTGGCCGCTTGTTCAACGATCAGCGTTGGTTTGCACAAATCAACCGCAACAACGAAGGCTTCCGCGACCGCGCCGTGGCGTTCGATCAGCAGGAGATGTACTTCGACGTGCGCGACCTGGACCAGACAATGACCCGCAAAACAGCGTTCGCCGTTGACGTGAACAGCTACGCTTTCTGGAACACCGTCCGCAATACCCCAACGCCTCAGCAGGTGAACACCGACAGCGGCAAAAAATGGGTATGGGTACAGGCGGACCCGATTCTCCAGTGGAACAACAACGGTCGCTTGTCGCCGGTGCTGTACGAAATGGAGATGGCCGAAACTTGCGCAGGCCGCGACGAACAGGAGTTCCAACAAAACCAATACTGCCTTTACGGTCGCCTTTTGGGTGGCTTCAAATTCGCGCCAACCGGCCCGAACAGTGAAAAAGGTGTATTGCAGTTTGCAGTATCCTAAACCATCAAAACACGCTACTAACCCTGCGATACATCCGGGGTTAGTAGCCTCATTTTCACAAACAATCAAATTTCAGCAATGAAAAATATCAAAAACCTGCTTTTCAATGCCAAATCTGGCCTTTGGATCGCCTTTTTGGCCGTTGCGCTTGGCGTAGTCGGCAGTTTCGCATTCTCAAAACCTGACGTTCCGTTTGAAACGCCGGTGCAATACACGGACGCTGATGGCGACACGTACACCCAATGGTACGCAGGTACTAATGCTCAAAAGATTTTCCCGCTCGACACGCTGACAACCGCCGGAACCACCACTATCACAGTGCCGTGGAACCTGTCAAGCCCGTACCAATACCAGTATTTTTTCAAAATGCGGAAGATTGGTGTAACGCCTAACGTGAAAATTGTTCTGGATGAACGCAATGCCGCCAATAGTTCTATCTGGTCGGCGATTGATTCCGTGTCAATGTCTGGCGCTGACAGTACGAAACTGAATTTCCGGCTGCGCGGACCGGTGACTTACGGCTCATTCCACCGGATCAGGTTTGTAAAGACTGGTAACGGCGCGGTGGCGCGTAACACGGAACTGGTTATCAAAGCCACAAACTAAGCCCCTATGTCTTTAGCCTGCTTCGATACGCTTGTTGGGCTGTCTAAGGTAACTTACGACTGCTTCACGGATACACAACCCACCGGGTATGATGATTCCGACAGTGGCTACCACTTGACCGACACTGACTTTGGCCTGACGGTCATAGATCAGTGCGAGGTTGATGGCTGGACGCTGCTACAAAGCGCATTGCAGCAGGCTATTTTAGAGACTAAAAGCGACTTGCGGGCGAAGTTGCGCGAACGCTTCGACGGCGGCTTGTCCCCGTATTCCGGCGTTATCGCGCAGCTTGCCAAAACTGGTACGCTGTCAGTTTCTAACGACTATTTGGGGCAACGATACCGAACAGTTCAGCAAAAAGGCATGAAATGGGTGATTAAAAAGATATACATCGGGGTAAATACTTCCGGTGACTATACCGTAGAAATCACATCCAACGACCCGCTTTTTGTTTCGCCTGCGCCGGTGGTTGTAACAGCCGTTGCAAACCAGTTTTCGGTGCTTACACTGGATACGCCAATTGAACTACCGCTTTTTTCACGGGCTTGCACAGATCGCTACATCGACTATTACATCTCATTTGACCGTGATGGCGCTTTACCGCTAAACAACAAAATTACTTGTTGCGGCGCAAAGCCTGGATGGATGAAGCACCTAACCGTTTCTGGCTTCGCTGCCCAAGACAACGAAGGCACGGGCGCTGGCTATTCCAGTTTAGGGCATGGCTTGGCCATTGATGGTTACATGGCCTGTGAAGAACTGGATTGGATTTGCGAACTCGAAGAACTGAACGGGTACTACCTCAAAGACGTGGTGGCCCGCTGCATCCAACAGCGCGGCGCGGCCATTGCAATTTCGGCCTTGATTGATACGCAGCAAGTCTCCCCCTGCACAGGATACCAAATTGAAAACCTGAACTCGCGCCGGGCGTACCTAAACCAGCGGTATGCCGATAACATTAACTGGATCGCTCAGAACATGCCCACGGGCGTAACAGACTGTTTCAAATGCAAGCCCGCTAATATGTTCCACCGATCAAAACAACTTGTATAACATGCCACTAACGATAAATTCGTTTACAACCTGCCCGGAAGATTGCGGCGACGATAACTTGCTGCCAGCAATAGACGCGATTCAGGATTGTAATTCATACACACAAGAAATTTCACAGGTACACACATTGTACCTGATGCCACAAGTCGGCGGTACCCCGTCGGCTGATCCTTTTACCAACTTCTCAACTACGCCAACCGTCACGGCTTCGGCTATCGACAACACCAAAACAGATAACAGCAAAGCAAAATTCCTGGTAGGTGACGGCGGCGTTGCCGAACCTACGGAAACGGTGGTTGAGTACCCAAAACTTGGGGAAAAGGTCATTGAGCGGCTTTACCAATTGGTGTTCAACGTCCGCAATTTGAGCAATGCGCAGTATGCGTTTTTGCAGCAAATGCAGTGCGGTAATACCGACATAACCTTTTACTACTCATCCGGTATGGGTTCTGTGGTGTACGTGTACGGCAAGCAGGGCGGTATTGTGCCAAAGAAGGTGACTGTCACTTTCCCGAAGGGCGCAGGCCGTACCGACCGCGACTTTGCCACAATCAAAATCGACTGGCTGGCCGCTGGTGATCCAGATCGCCGACTTGACCCATACGCATAACAGCGTAGCCGCTTAGGCGGTGATAAACAAACACGATGGCTAACAACCCGTACACTTTCCTGCCCGTTGACGTATGCGGCGACATTGTTTTGCCGGATTTCCCGGTGAATCAGGATTGCATTTCATACGATCAATTACGGTCGGAGGTGTGCGGGTTGATTATCGTGCCAAATAGCATCGAAAGCCCTGTCAATTCAATTCCAGGCTTCAGGCCCAGACGCTTTTCTGAATGGGATGCAATATTTGACAACACAACGCCCGACGCGGTGCATTACATGGTTGGCAAAGGCTCGTTCCTGCAAACGCAGGTTGCACAAATCGACCTTGCCGGAGGCCGGGTAATTGCCAACGCAGAGCGCGGATACCGCCTTGATTTTTCCGTGTTAAACATGGATGATGGGCATAAAGCCTTTGGTCTGAAACTGCAACGAAACTACAAAGCCTTTTCATTTTGGCTTCACACGCTCGGTAACCGCGTAATTGGCGGCGATCCTGGCTTGTTCCCATTTTACACCGACGCCGATTTCCCCTTTGCCGTAGGCTCACAATCCCGCGAACAAATGCGGGTGATTATCGATACAGAATTTTTAAACATGCCAGAATGGTAAAATACATCCACATACTGCTGTTTTGCCTGATTGCCTTGTCTGCTAACGGGCAAAGCTATCAGTTTGAGTGTATCACCAATTCCGGCCTTACGGGCGACACATGCGATATTTGCCCGTCTACACTGGTGCAATCGCGCTCGTTTAACGGGCTGTTGATTTACCGTGATTCCGTGCCGTGGAAATGGATAGATCAACCATACTCAGTGCGGGTAAAACCGGGAAACATTATTGATTTTTGGGAACACACACCCGGCCCTGACCGCGCTACCATTGCGCTATTTCAAACAAGTTTTTCCACAATTCAAGGTTTCCGGGATGCTACATTTTGCAATGCTGAAACGCCACTTGATCGCTTGCCTGTTTGGTATTTGAGTGACAGCATCACAAAGGCGGGTATATTCCGAACAGATACGGTTAAGTTTATAGGCACCGGGCTTGTCACGACGACTTTTAACTACCCGGAAAACAAAGTCTACATAAATGTGGACAGTATTATGGGCGGCGGTGGTTCCGGCACAGTAACCAGCGTCGCCGCAACAGCCCCGGCGGCGGGCTTTACCATATCAGGTAGCCCGATTACCACGTCAGGCACATTCACGTTTACCCTGGCCGACGATTTAGCCGCGCTCGAAGGATTGGGTGGCACAGGTATTGCCGTGCGCACAGCGTCAAATACGTGGACTACACGGTCAATCACAAGTGGCACGGGAATATCTGTGTCCAATGGCGACGGCGTAGCAAGTAACCCTCAAATTATCAACACAGCGCCCGATCAGACGGTAACGCTGACAGGGGCTGGCATTTCGGTAATTACCGGCCCCTACCCCAACTTTACAATAACATCCACGGAAGTAGATGGCAACGTAAGCAACGAGGGCAGTTTGTCGGTTGGCGCAGGCTCCGGCACAACATCGACCATCGTTTCTAACACATCCGGCTCTACGGCGGTGACGCTTACCGCTGGCACAGGGTTGAGCATTGCAGAAAACACCGGCACCGGGACAATAACACTTACCAATAGCTCTCCCGACCAAACGGTATCTATCACAGGGGCAGGCATCAACGTTGTTACGGGTACTTATCCAAATTTTACGATTACCGGGACGGAGGTGGACGGTAGCATATCAAATGAAGGAAGCCTGACCGTTGGCGCAGGCAGCGGAACAACATCTATTATTAACTCAAACACATCAGGCGGAACCGGCGTAACTATTACAGCGTCAACCGGGCTTACAATTGCCGAGGCTGGCAACGTAATAACCCTGACAAATTCAAGCCCTGATCAAACCGTGGTGCTTACCGGGGCTGGCATAACGTCGGTAACAGGAACCTATCCAAACTTTACAATAACAAGCACGGAGGTAGACGGCTCGACTACCAACGAAATACAGACGTACAGCCACGGTGGCACTACGTCCTACACGAATACGCTATCCAGCGGCGGCGGATCGTTCACGTTACAATCTGGCAGTGGCGTTACAATAAGCCACACGGCAGGCACGGTAACCATATCGGCATCAGGCGGCACCAACTATCAGACGTGGCGCGATGATGGCGTAGGCGCAACGCAGCGGCCAAATGCAAACTTTGTTTCTACGGCTCGAATTTCGGCAACGCTGACAGACGATGCGGGCAATACTGAAACAGAGGCGAGTTTCGATATTGTAGCAAATAGTATTGGGAACACCCATATCAGGCAGGGCGTTGCCCGCTCGGTTATGGGCGTAACAGGTAACGCAATGGCCAACGTGGCCGACATTCAGGCAGGTGCCGCCGATCAGGTTTTAGTCGTCAATGGCGCGAACACGGCGGTTTCTTTTTCCACGGTTGCCACAGGCGGCATCACAAATAGCGCGGTTACAAACGCGAAGCTCGCCAACATGGCGGCTAATACATTCAAGATCAACAACACTGCCGGCGCGGCGGCTCCAATCGACGCGACTTTAGCGCAGATGTATACTGCAATGGGTCTGCTAAACGGCGCTGCTGATCGGGTATCCTACTACACGGGCGCAAATGCAATGTCGGGCGTTGATAACTTTAAATGGTTATCCGCTACAAACCAGTTGCAAATTACCGGCACAAACGCGGCTGCACCGTGGATTAGCCTAATCGCAGGCGGCGCTATTGCGGGGCAGGTAGAGGCGTTTCGCGGGACGGTTAACGCGTCCGGCGATTGGGGTATGTTCCTGACCAACCAGCGCAATACTGGCAACAGCGGCACCACGACACTAAGCCTTTACACCGGCGGCGCGTCCGCGTCTGACCCACGCATTTTACTTGGAATTACCGGCGTTGCCGACTTCGCAATGGGTATAGACAACAGCGACGGCGACAAGTTCAAAATGACCAATAACGTGAACGTTGGCGGCGTTGCGAACGCGGGCTTTATCATGACCAGGGATGCTGTGCCGCTATTTGGCATAAATAAAGATGTGCCAAAACACCCCATGGATGTGGCCGGCCGGGTTCGGGCGGTGCAATATGTCGGAACTGGCAACGTATGGTCAAATGCAAACGTAACGCTTGGGACAGGCGCAGGGACAGGCCCAACAGTAAACAGCGTCACCGGTACAAATAACTGGTTTCAGGTAACATTTACAACAGGAACATCTCCGGCGGCCAACGCTCCAATACTTACCGCCACATTTCCAACACCATTCCCAATAGGGCCATCGTACTCGGTTTTCAGCTCTGGCAATGACGCCGCGAGCGCGGACGACAACAAGATAAAAGTTGCATCCTCTAGCGATACTGCGGTACAGCTGGCCTCTATAAACGGAGCAAACCTCCAGGCGTCAACACAATACAAGGTTTACATTTTTTCTGGCGGATACGATAACTAAAACTATGAAACAAATACTTTTTGCACTCGCACTCATTTTCGCGCAATCAGCATCTGCTCAGAGCTGGATAGAAACGGCCGGAAGCATGAAAATAGACGGAGGTATCCGCCAATTCGATAGCCAGAATATTTATGTCATTGGCACGTACGACCCTTCGCAGCAGACATGGACGGTTGTACTGCGATTCACCGACACATCCAGCTTTGAAAATGCCGGGTTTGACTACGCAGTAAAGTTTACCAAAGCAGAAGTAGATGCCTTTACCGGCGCAGGAACAACTGACACCGACAAGTGTCAGAACGCGCTGGAACAGACGGTAATAGATTACCTGGAGGTGATAAACGGAAGCATTTTCACAATTAGACCATAATACAAGCATGAAAAACAAGGCATTTTTATTCGCGCTACTGATTAGCGCAAGCGCACAGGCGCAAACACTGGAATACCAAATTGACACTATCAGGCTGGATAGTTTCTACCTGATTGAAACATTCACAGCAGCACCTACAAAGGACAACCCACGGCCTGAAAGTCGGGTTTCACCGCAGTTGTTCCGGGACACAATGCAGCTACGGCTTTTTGTGTCCAACCTGAAAAAAGATGCCAAAACGGCGGCTGAACAGGCGGTTAAATACGATCAGGCGGCGCGGCTATGGGCGGCTAAAGCAGATGCTATCAGCCAACTGGCCAACGGCTCTGATTGGTTTATGGGTCGAAAGGCGAAGGTGAAGCCGCCGGAAGTCGTGGCACCTGCAACGGTTTCGCCACCTAAAAAAACAACAACAAAGAAGAAAAAGCAATGAGACACGCATTAAGCATATTTTTTGCCCTGTTCCTGTGCAGCCTACATGCACAGGTGAACAACATATACACATCCGGCGGTATAAGTCAAACTGTTGGCGCTCCAACCTATCGCCCCGGCGCAAAGGGTAACATCGTGGCCATTGACACGGTTACCGGAACTTGGTATGTGTCCCGTGACCGCAATTCGGTTAACTGGTTGTCGATGGGCCAACGCATCGAGCAGATAAGCGGGTGCAGCGCCCCGGCGTACACGCCGAACAAATACAACAGCGATATTGTGATGAACGCCTGCGCAACGCCCGAACTTTACTACCATTCAGGCGGAGGCACATGGGTTTGTCTGAACTGCGCAAGCGCAGGCGCAACCGATCTTTCCTTTACTGGTTCGGATTCGCCATACAAACTAAACTCCAGTACTGGAACTGATGTATTATTCAGGGCGGGTACAAACGTTACGCTATCGCGTAGCGGTGACACTTTGGATATAGCCGCAAGCGGCGGTATAACCACAGTAAGCACGGACGCTACATTATCCGGGGACGGCAGCGTAGGAACGCCGCTTAAAATTGCACAGCAGTCGGCTACATCCGGGCAAGTCCTTAAATGGAATGGAATAACCTGGCTACCGGCAACCGACGCAGGGACTACCTACACGGCAGGCACCGGCATCGACGTAACCGGCACGGTAATAAGTAACACGGGCGACCTATCGGCCACAAACGAACTAAACACGGCTGCGCTTGTAACGGGCGGCAATTTGCGCATCACCGACGCGGGCGGTAATTTAGATGTGCCGGTGACAGACATTGCCCCTGTTCAGGCAGTCGCCGCAGGCACAGGTATTTCTATTGCCGGAACGAGTACGCGAACAATAACAAACAGCGCCCCTGATCAGGTGGTAGGGCTGACGGGCGGCGGTATTAACGCTGTAACCGGAACCTATCCTAATTTCACGATCACTGGCACCGAAAACGACGGATCGCCCACAAACGAGCTGCAAACGCTGTCGATAGCGGGGCAAAACATTACACTGTCTGCTGGTGGCGGCACAGTGGCAGTTCCAGGTACAGACCTGGGGCTGTTTGACAATGGGGACAATACTTTAGACATAACAAGTTCAACGGGGTTGCCTATCAGGGTTGCTGGTGGCAATCTGATAGGAGTTTATGACGACGGGGGGCAGCTTACAATAGATTTTAACGGATTGATTCTTTCAGGCAGTGGATCAAATAATCGTATTCCAATATGGTCTGGCGCATCTTCGCTGAATAGTTCGACGAAATTCACCTATGATGAAGTTGCCAACCGTGGGTTGATTGGCACCACAACATCCAGTGGGCGCACATTGGGGGTGTATGCGGACATATTTCTGGAAAAACATTCAACCGACCTGAATAGCGCCATTGAATCTGAGCGAAACGCCGTTTCTTTTTTGGAGGGAGGTAGCGGCGAGGGCGACAATTTTATGGTATTGTCCCGTGGTGGACATGTGGAAGGTACAGCAGGCAGCCCGGCTTACACCTCAAAAAACAGCATCCTTGCCCAAACGGGCGCTATTTTCGGCAACAGTAAAATTCAGTTTTATTACAACGGCCTTGTAACAAGCGGCACCACATTTACCCCTACGTCCGTAATGGAGTACAACGGCGGTACAAGTACCTGGTCGTTGGCAAACCTATCCGTCACCGACTCTTTGGCGGTCACGTCGCCCTTGCAGGTAACGGGAGACGCCGAACAGCGGGCGGTCTTTGCAAACGCCAACGACACGCGCCGTAATAGTTTTGAAATCCTTTCCGGCGGCACGGGCGAATCTGACAACGGACTATTTTTTAATCGGGCGTTTAAAACCACCGGCGCGGCATCAGGCACCTATACCTCTACAAACTCTATCATCCGCCCTGCCGGTATCCGGGTTTTAGGGCAAAAAATAGAGCTTATTGGATCGCCTTCTACTGTAACATCTGGCTCTACATTTACACCAACAGTCTACCTATCAACCGACATCGTATCTGGTAAAATAGGAATTGGGAATAGTAACCCACAACGGACGCTACACGTAACAGGCGAATTAAGGGTTTCAGATCTGTCTACGGACACGCCTACGCAATTAGTTGGGGCCGACGGCGACGGCGACGTTGCGGCGGTATCCCTGGCAACGGGCTTATCTATGGTTTCCGGCGCTTTGACGCCAGACGATGCAAGCGCAACAAATGAAATACAGACAATCGACACATTTAGCCTGTCAGGGGCCATACTGTCATTGTCGCTTGTAAACGACAACGTGCCTGCGCAGACGGTTAATCTGTCAACGCTCCCCGTGTCGGCGGCGTGGGGGGCAATAACAGGCACGTTATCAGATCAGATGGACTTGCAAACGGCATTGGACGCAAAGGCCGGAACCACCGAAGTTTACGAATACAAGACTACCCAAACAAACACCGACCTGACTATACCAGCAGGGGTTCAGACCGTCGAGATTCTTTGCGTTGGCGGCGGCGGAGGCGGCGGATCTGGCAGAAAAGGGCCAGCCGCAGCGATTCGTTGTGGCGGCGGCTCCGGCGGTGCTGGCGCTGTTTCTATTCAGACTTTTTCTGTATCCGAATTAGGGGTTTCAACTCTCAGGATAAACCTTCCTGCCGCTGCGGCGGGGGGATCTGCTACAACGACAAACAGTACAAACGGTAGCGGCGGCACGGCTGGAGGGGCAACAACGGTTGGAACTACTGGCGGTGTGTTTTTTGTAAAAGCAAACGGCGGCGCTGCGGGCGGCGGTGGTACGGCAACAAACGGAACCGCTGGCGCTGCGGCAACTGTGGGCATGTTTTTAGGCGGCGCTGGTATTATCGCAAACGCATCAGGCAATGCCGGTGGAAATGCCGCCACGGTTAATACATGCACCCCTTCTGGCGGTGGCAGTGGCGGCGGTATTACAACGGCAAACGCGCAAAGCGCAGGCGGTACAGGCGGAACAGCCTACTACGCCCTAACAACTGGCGGCACAGCAGGTACTACTGGTGGCGGTAATGGCGGCAATGGAAGCATTACAGCCGGGCAATGGGCAGGCAGTGGAGGTGGTGGCGGAGGCTCAAACCTTACAGGTAACGGCGGCAATGGCGGAAATGGAGCAAGGGGCGCAGGTGGCGGCGGTGGCGGCGCAGCAGTAGATTCTGTTGGCAATAGCGGCGCGGGTGGTAGTGGCGGAATCGGCTACGTAAGGGTCACTTTTAAATACTAAAATAACCATGAATAACCGAAAACTTGCAGCAATAGTATCGCAGGTAGCAATGATATTGATTGTGATTATTTGCGCTCTTACCTGCGCATTTACGCAGACTATTGGATCGCCATTAGGCGCATACAACGTTAAGATAGCAGACAACGAAAAGCAGCAAACGCCGCCGTCAAACGAGCCGGATTTTGCCTGGAACAATTCCAAATACTTCCGCAGTTACGACTACATCAAAGCCCCTGACAAGCGGTTTTTTGATTGGAAGTCCTACACGGTAACGTGGGACGGAAAACAGGCTGCTGTGTGGGGCTTATTCGCCCTTTCCGGCGTTGCCCACGGCATCCGCGAAGCGTACCACGCCGACCCCTATTTGTTCGAGCGCCGGAACGGGGTAGAACCGACTTCGTTTTGGGGTAGCGATTCCTGGAAACGCAACTACTACCACAACGACCCGGACGGCCACCACAAGCGCGAATTTTTCGGCAACGTGGGCAGGGATGTGTGGCACACATTCAACCAAGTGGATTTGGTTCCGCTTGGAATTTCCATTGCTGCAAGCGCAAAGCGTAAACACCCGCTTAAATACCAAATTGCAAACACGCTGATCGGGCTTGGCCTGCGAGTGCTGTTTGTGAACATCACATACGCAACCCTGCGGAATACGCGATGAACATAACAACCGCAATTCTCACCGCCATACTGCTTGCCTGTGCTTACAAAGACGGGCGTTTGCGGGAATGGTGGAACGAGCAAAGCGATAGGGCGCGGGTGTTGTACGGCACTGCCGGTATTTCACTTGCCACAATCGTGGCGCTCAGGCTTGCGGGATTTCTCAACTATTAAAAACAAACACAATGCCTACAATTGAAAAAAACTTTGACAAACGCGAATTAGTGGCGCTCACAGCCGCAGAAACCGGATTCGACAACGACGTGGTAGCCCGTATCCTTACCGCTGCGCTCAACCACTTGAAAACGCAGGTGTGCCAGCGCGGATATGCTGAAATTGACAACTTCGGTTCATTCAGCCTAAAAGAACACGCGCCGCTGTCTGGCAAGACGCCGTCCGGCGAAGAGTTCAGCGTAGGCAAGCGCCTAAGCGTAGAATTTAACGCAGAAAAAGCATTCCGCGATCAGTTGCAAACGCTGACAGATACGCCGGTGATCCCGTAAGCCCTTTTGATTTAATCCCGCACCTCCTTACACACACACACAACGCTTCACGATTCAGCACTATGAAAAATGATAACACAACCAAAGCGCGGCGGCGAGGTAAGGTGGATGCTACTAATGCTGGCACTGGCAGTGTCGGCACTCTTTGGCGGACTGATAGCCGGATACCAGCAGGCGTTAAATCAGCGGGATCAACAGATCAGCCAGAAGGACGCACAGATCAAAGAGAAAGACGAAAAGCTGCAACACTGCCTGGAAAACAACGCCGCAATAGAGCGGGCGTTCAGGGCGGAACTAACAGCGATTTATCAAGAAGCCGAAAAGAAGGAGCGGGCAATCAACCGAGAACTTCGCAAGCGAAGGTGATAGCCGCTATTCTTGCCCTGTTTATTATGCTTTGGGCGGGATGCAACGCTAAACCTGTTCCACGCGCGCAAAACAGGCCGCAGGCGCTATCCGTTGCCACAGTAGCAAGTATAGACGCCAAAATCATCAGCCTGCCCGTGTGGCGCAAATTAGACAGCCTTCAACACGCTATCGACGCGCTTAACGCGCAGACAGTCCGGCGGGAAGCAAAGCCGCGCTACGAGCGCGAATTAGAGGCGTTTAACGCGCCTGACACAACGATCATTCACGAATAAACACAAATACTATGGATTTCATTGTTCGATTTCTGGCAACACTATTTGCCAAATTCAAAATCAAAAACCCTGTTGTCGCTGCCGTAGTTCTTACGGCATTAGCTACCGCAGTTGCAACCGTTCAAAACGGCGTGTTGTACGGGCTGTTCCCGGTTCCTGAATGGGCCGAAACTGCAATTACCTACGTGGGGCTATTCCTGACGGCTGTCAGCGGTTCGCAGACGTACCAATACCTGGAAGGCAACACAGAGGCAAAGTAAAATCAATGGGGCTGCGCTACGGCGTAGCCCCAACAAAAAAAGGACACAATGCAAGTAACTGACGAATGGCTTGCCAGCCTTGCGCGGGCGCTGAATACAAAGCTGAAAAAAGTACAGGGTGACGCCATTAAGGCAATCCTATTCGAGTGCGACAGGCAGGAAGTTAAGGATGCCCGGCACATTGCATACATCCTGGCAACAGCGTACCACGAGTGCCGTTTTCTGTCTATCCCTGAAATCCGGGCTAAAGCCGGTTCGCCTGTCTGGAAAATGCAGGAGGCGTATTGGCACACCGGATTTTACGGGCGCGGGCTGTGTCAACTCACATGGGAGCGGAATTACCGAAAGTTTGCAGTGGTAGCCGGTGTTGATTTGGTTCAAAACCCGGACAAGATGCTGGATGTCGCCATCGGCGCGAAAGTGCTGGTTTTCGGCATGATGAACGGCTCATTTACCGCGCTCAATCTTTCTTCCAAAAACAACATAACCAGGTATTTTAACGACAAGCAGGCCGACTTTATGGGCGCACGGCGCATAGTTAACGGAACGTTCCAAGCCGACAAGGTGCGGGACGCGGCGTTAAAGATTTTGCCGCTGATCGAGCATTTATAAAGTCAGCCTTGTTTTGTTTTCGTTTCCTTCACCTCCGGCGATGGCCGGGGGTGTTTTTTTTGTAATAAAAAAGCCCGTCGATGTTCTATCAACGGGCTGTATTTATTGGAGCGAAAGCGCTATCGCATTGCAAAGGTACTTACTTCAACCAAAGCAAAATATACTTTTCCACAAAAAGCCGAGCATCCCGGCGAAACTCCTTACCCATTACCCAAAAGTTATAGGTAAACGAGCCGCGTGTTTTGTCGATCAGCTCTTGCGGTATGCCACCGATTTTGTCGAAATTTCGGAGTTCTTCAATGGAAAGCGTTTGCTTCAGATATTCAGTTGGGCTTGTGTTCATGGGTAGATGCGATTTTTAAATAATCCGGCTACGTTACCGTTATTTCAGGGCAAGAGGCTTTGCCGGATGACATGGCACAAAGCTACATAAAAAAGCCCCAACGTCAAACGACGCCGGGGCAATAACCCCAAAAAACCAAATGAAAACTGATACGAAGGTAATGGTTTTCATCGGCTTTGCAAAGGGGTTTAGTTCGGGTAATTACGTGGGTCCGGTATTGGCAGGTATGCAACTGGTGCGCCTTTAACCGGCTGCAACGACCCTTGTTGGCACCATTGGTTTTTTTCTGGCCAAAACCTTGCATCAGTGGTTACAATGGAGCCGAAAAGCAATTTAACCGCCAATCGGCACCGCTGGTTATATTTCGGACCTGCGCCATCCACAACCGGAATCCAATCCTGCGCTACATCCTGCCCGCGAATTTCGCGCAGATGTTCGTCTGCGTCTTTGCCCGCCCATGTAGGTGTGGCGCGGGATATTTTGGCTTCTATGGGTTCGTCTACCACGTATTCAGCCTCGGTTTTTACCGCCGGTTCGCCGCCTGGCTCGTGCTGTTCCGGCGATTCAAACGGTTTCATCCACGGCAACGGCGGCGCGTCTTCCGGGTTCATGCCGCCTTCAATCCACGTTCGTTCAAATGTGAGTGCCGAGCAGGCAACGTCTATGGCTTCGCCAATCAATGCCGGGGAAGGCTGCGGAGTTTCAGCACCGCGTCTCCACTTATTAAAGTTGGATAGGATTTTGATTGCGTCGGTAGTTGTCATGCTCCCTGGTATTTTGACTGTGAAAAAACGGGCTTTGCCACAACCGGCAGCGCCTTAAACGATGGAATCCAGCGCACCAATTCCGCGCATTGACATTCGCACGGCTGCCATGTTCTGCCATCGTAGTACATGCACGTTGAAACAGCACACGGCACTTTGCGCCATACATTCCCATATTCATCGGCGAATAGTTCCGGGAATACTTCTGGCGGGTTTTGGATGGGTGGTATTACCGTGTGGCTCCATTGGGTTTCAAGCCCAAAGTAGAGCATTTGCTGCGCCGTGGCGAAGGTTGGCAGGAGCGCCAGTATAGCGATTGTGAGTAGGTGTTTCATTGGCGTTATATGATAACGGTAGATTGAATTTTTGAAATCAATTTTTCAGCCTCCCTGGCAGCGTCTTCAATACTCCAATTTTCGGCGTCGCTTCCGCGCTTAGGCGTTGCTATATTTCTCAGTAGTTCAAGCATTTGAGGGGCGTTTTCAATGATTGCAGCTACTTCGTTTCGCTGTTTTTCCATCAAATCGCCTGGGCGATGCGGGCAAACGGTTTCGGCAACTTGCGTAAAAAAACCGTTACCTCTATCCCATATAACTTCTATTTGTGTGGGCACATGCCCGATTTTTTTCTTTGCAATCCATTTCATCGTTTTTCCTTTTTTTAACCCCGCAGCCTGCGCCGCTCTCCAGTCCGAATCCTGCTTTTTTATCTACTTTCAACCAAGGTAAAATGTAGATTCGCCGTCCAGTCAGTGCCGCTGCGGGGGTTTGTTTATGGTTGTGGTTTTGAAAATTCGCCTTGTGCAGCAATCGAGCAAAGGCGCAGTTCCCGTTCTTGTTCCAACGCCGCCCGCAGCGCCGCGTTTTCCTGCTTCAATTTTTCAATGCCGGAAATAGAGGCTTCGTTTGGGGTAGAAATCGGCATGTAATACTCCACATCATCCAACTCCCACCCGGCAGGCTCCGCATCATCTTCGGTGATAACACAAAGCCCGACAATATCCATTACAACGCAGTGGCGTACCCACCACTGCTTACTGCCGTCGCCCTTAGTGTCAATGTATTCAAGTGCGGCCAAAAATTGTCCGTTTCCCGCTTCGGTGCATTCCCATTCTCCACGCTCGTTGACAGTGAATAATGGTGCTTCCTTTACGGAAACCCACGGCGTGTGACTTTTCGTGTTGCTCATTTGTCGTTTAGTATTTACCGCCACTGCTGGCGTTTTTTAAAAAGCGTACCACCAGGATTCCGCCTAAAAGGAAGGTGATGGCGAGTAGGAGGGTTGGCATGGGTTAGCGGGTATTTATTTCAGCGCGAAGCGCATTAAAAGTTTTTGCAAACTTTACCCGCTGATCTGGTTCTTTTATTTCGCTGTAATAACGGTGTGCTACCTGCTTATGCTTTTCATCCCAAACAATACGGGCCTTGTCAACGCCTAATACAAAAAAGGTATTCGGGTGTTTTCGCCACTGAATCAAATGCCCTTCTTCAACTAATTTCAATATTTGGGTGGGCGTAGATGTATTCGCTTGTTCAACGTTCGCCAACTTGCATTCTTCTTTCTCAATAGCCGCTTTTGTTCTCTCAACACTTTGCTGCGCAGCTCTTATTCCATCGTTTTGGCGCCCCCACTTTCTAAGCGTTACAGGCCCATTTCTTTTGTCGTTTAGCGGCTGCCCATTGGCTTGCTTCACCGTTGCAAAGTGGGCATCAAACCTGCTTTGTAGTTCTTGCTCTTTTTTGGCAAGTGAATGTTTTAGTATTTCAAGCCTTTTGCTCATCGTGGAATCTTTTAGTACCCCACAAAGTTACAAACTTCTTACAATAGTTTTAATTAAACTGTAAAATAAAATTATGAATTATTTATACTTCCTCAGCAACCCCGCCTTTTTATACGCAAGCGCCGCCGTTAAATCCTTCTTTGTCAGCTTACCGTCCCGCGTGTACGGCAGATAAAGCGCCTTGTCGCCTGCAATTACAAAGCCGTCAAGCCCTTTGTTTTTGTAATAAGCCGGATTACTCCACCCCGCGTAAAGCGCCTGTTCATCGCTGTAATGCAGGCAGCCAGGCGCAAACACCGTGCAATAAATATCGCCGGACGTTTGCAGTTTGCGCCCATTCGCCCAATGGCGCATGTACTTGCCTGTCAGCGCCATAAGCGCCACGGCGTCGCCGCTTTGGCACCACTGCTTTACAGTAGACAGCGGGACGCCGAAATCACCAAGCCCGTTTGTAGTAAACTGTATCCACCCGGCAGCAATGCCATCGGTACGGATGCAAAAAGGGTTCATACCACATTCTGACTGCGCAACCTCGTAGATGGACAAAGGATCGCAACCAAGTTCGGCGGCAAGCACGTAGGTTGAATCTCGTACTACCTGGAATTGCGCGGGCGTCGTGTGCTTTTTGATTTCACTTTCGTAGCACTGCATAGCCCACGCCGAACTGTCGGCCACGATATAGGTGGGGCTTATGTAGGCTTCTTCCAAGTATTGCAGGGCGCAGGATATTTGGTATCCAAACATGTAAACAAGCGTTGCGAGGACCAGCAGCCAGGCGGCGCGTTTTACGCCCCAAAAGCGGAAGACTACTTTTTTCGACTGTTTAAGTACGGCAATGCAAACGCTAAACAAAACACCTATCAGCTTCCATGCCTGAAGCACAGCCACAACCAGCACAAACGAAACGAGCAGGCCGAGGCCGGGCGTTTGGAGTGCGATTTGGAGTAGGTCGAATAGGGGTTTCATTTGGTTCTAACCTGAAAGAATGACATAACCCCAACCGTAGTGCTCCCTTCAGGCAATTCGTTAACCACCCTGATGTCTTCAAGGCTGAATCTGAATGTGCCAAGGTTGCTTTTAAGTAAAAAAGCAAAAAGCAAATCACAAGCGCCTTGCTGATCCTTACACCAAACTGTTGCTTCAAAATTTGGCGTTACAAATTCATATTCTTTCATTGTTGTTCTTCCTGTTTAATGTGAAAACTAATCGCGCAAAATGCGCCGCAAACCGCCAACAAAAACAAAGCCTGCCCCGACGGGATGTCAGATAGCAGGATCAAAAAAAGATGTTCCATAAGCCGTAAATCATAAGCCCTGCAAGCGCGTACTGAACGAGCGCCAGCAGGATGGTGAAAAGAATAATGTCAATCGGTATCGGAGCGAACAAAATAAGCAGTGTTGGCCATCGCCACAAGTCAAAAGCATAAAGCAGAAGCCACAAAACAAGGCTTGTGAATATGTTTAGGCTCCATGACCATTCGGTGTGTCCGCTGCTATCGGGCGCGACATTCGCCTTATACCAAAACAGGCACTTGTGAATAGCTTTTTCATTCAGTCTAGGAAAGAACAGTGGTACTTTGAATGCAGGGGCAACGTGAACGGGTTTCCCGACAACACGGCTAACCGAGTCACGAATCTCTCTAACCCGCGCGTCAAACGTCCCTGATATACCGACTTTGTAGCGGTACGGGTAGTTTTTTGACAGCAAGACGTACTGCCAGGAAAACCCGATCTTTTCTAAAATCTTATCCATGTTTAATATAAATCACCACCTCCACGGCGGCAAGAGAAAGCGCGAGTATGCACGCTATCTTAATGCTAATAAAGTAGCAGGCCACAAGCACTGCCGACCAAACGATCTTGTAAAGACTGATTTTCATTACTTTCCATTTTTACGCCCCCGCGACGGATGCCGCAGGGGCTTTGGTTAGAAATTATCCGTTCAACTGTCTGTGATTAGTCGGGTAGTTGCCCTGCCCACGAATACCGCCGCCGCCCATGCTTGGAGAATCAGGTAGCACTTTTTCAAAAACGAATTGCCAAACCCAATAGATAGCCGCGTACCGAACGACAAACCAGAACCCGAAAACTTCGGTATAGTACGCCCGGATTGAATCGTTCACAATGATTACACCCGTAGGAATAAGCATCAGTAGGAACAGCGCGGTTTTACTCCAAATGTGCAGGGCTGAAATTGCGTTACCGATGAATGCAGCGCCGTACATATCGCGGATTGAATCTTTGGCCGATACGCGGGCAAACACCCAAAGAGCGCCACCGATGCCAAACAGGATCACCATAATGCGCCAGAAAATCCACATGTAATAGTCGGCAACCGGCTCGATAGCCTGCCATTGCAAATACCGTTCGCGGATGTTTTCGTTTTTCATCGCCTGCAAAGCCGTGCTGTCAGGCAGGCGCTTGTACCACGGCATATCCGGCGCGGGCGCTGCTTCTTCCGGTACTGGCACCGCGCTAACCGCCGCCTCTTTCCGGCTTACCTGTTCAGGCTTACCCGCTGGAGCAATTGGCTTTCCGTCAACGGTGATGCCGATCAACCGGCCCATATCTTCGCTGTCTGAAAATTGCGCGGATGCCCGCAGAATGTCCGCGTAAGGCTTCGCACCGTCCGCACGGCGCGATAGTACCGCCCGCTGGAATACGAATGAAACGTCCGCGCCTTTGTCGGGAACGTCCGCAGTGTAGCGCAAGTCTCCAAGGTATTCGCGGACTTGCCGCGACTTTTGCGCGGACAAAGGCAGTGCAAATACAAGGCACAGCAGCGCGGACATAAGTATAGTTTTCAGCGGGTCGCTTGTGCCGGATTTCAGTTTTTCAACCTTTGCCCACGGCTTGAAGCGAGCGGCGAAATCCTGGC